CGGCGCGGCTGCGGCGGTACAAACCCGCTCCAATCGTCAACCCGTCGTGCACGGGGTGCGCCAATCGGGTCTGTCCCTGGCCATCACCGGAACCGAGACGCAACTCCTCACCGCCAATTTCGTCAACAAAGAGGACTGCAATCACCTCTATAATTTCGCGATCGGCACATTCGTCAACGCCGGAGCGGGAACCAACGTTGAGCCCTCGGACGCCTATCTGCGCCTGAGAGTTGCCGACAATCCAGGCGGCACCGTCCGATTCGACTCGGGTCAGATTTTCCGCGCTATGGGTGCCGAGTACTACCAGTACAGCAATCAGCGCGAACAGCCACGCACCATCATCACGCACGCCGACACCTACCTCTGGACGGCCGGCAGCGGCTTCCAGATCCAGATTTGGGGGCAGCTGCAAACGGTGCTCGGCTCGGTGCTGGACCTGGTGAACGGCTTCGTCATGGAAGTGGTCACCGTCGACTAGCGCGCCACCACCAGCGATCACCCCCCGACATGCCAGGATGCGGCGCGTGGCGCAGGTATGGGATTGGCCGTTCGCACTCGGCCCCGGCGGCAGTGTGGCCACCGTCGAACAGGACTCCGACCGCGATGTCGAGAACCTGATCGCTGTCGCGTGCCTCACCCGGCCCGGTGAGCGCCAGCAGGCCCTCTCGTTTGGGATCGCCGATCCCGTCTTCGTCGGGTGGGAATTGCAAGCCCTGGAACGGCACTGCCTCGACTTCGGTCCTCGCGTGGACCTCTCCGATGTGGTGATCTCGCGTACCAGCGACGTCAACGGGGACCGCGAAGTCGTCACCGTCACCTGGGCGCGGAAGCCGGCGGGCCGATGAGCCAACCCCTATCCCGGCCCCCAGCGGACCTCGGCGCCTACGTTGACCTGCGCATCTTCGATGTGCCGTCGCAAGACCTGATTAACGCCATGATCGCCATGTATGGGATCTCGAATCCCGGCTGGGTGGCGCGCGAGGGCAACACCGAAGTCCTGCTCATGGAAGCCATTGCGCTCGCTGTCGCCGAGAACGTGGTCGCTATCAACCGACTGCCCGGCGCCGTCGTCGAAGCCGTGCTCGGGCTCGCCGGAGTGCTGCGCGACTTCGGGGCGCCGGCCACCTGCACCGCCACGATCAACGTTGCCGACAATCTGGGCTACACCATCCCGACGGGCACGAGGTTCTACCTCACGCTGGCCACCGGGCAGGTGGTGGTGTTCCTGGCGCAATCCCCGGACACGCAGATCGCCTCCGGCCAAACCTCCGCGACCGTGAACCTGATCAGCCAAATCAACACCGCGGCGGCCAACGGGGTCGCCGCCGGAGCCCGACTGGTACTCGCCGACCAGCTCAACATGATCCAATCCATCACGCTGTCCAGCACTGTAGCTGGCGGGCGCGACCCCGAGACCGACGTCGCCTGGCGTGATCGCGGCGTCGCCCGACTGCAACGCCTATCCGATGCGCTGGTCGTACCGCAGCAATTCAACGCCTTCATCGACGAGGACGTGCGCATCGGCCGCGTGATGACCATCGACCTGTGGGACGGGTCCGTGGGATCCCCCACCCTGCCCGGCACCAACCCCGGTCACATCACCTCCGCTGTGCTCGACCCCACCGGGCTACCGCTAGGCACGTCTGACCTCACCGACCTTCAGAATCAGGCGCAGGCCAAAGCCGCGGCGATGCTCGCCGTGCACGTCGTCAACGCCACCCTCGACAACCTGAATGTGTTCGTCACATTCACCACCGCCGCGGGCTACACCGCCTCCGCCGTGGCCGCCAGCGTTACCGCCGCCATTCGTAACTACGTCAACCCACTCACCTGGACTGCGGGCGCTCCAGCGCGGCACAACGAGTTTGTGTCGCTAGTCGACCAGGTGCCCGGTGTCGACTACGTGAACCACCTGCTGCTCAACGGCTCAACTCTCGACATTGTGGCCAGCTCGCCCCGCGCGCTGCCGCAAGCCAACGTCGTAGACTCCGCTGATCCGGTCGCCGGGGGCGGCTTCGAGGACCACTTCAACTCCGACACCTCCACCTTGTCGACCACGTTGTGGACCGCTGCGGGCACCGCGGCGATCGTGTCCAACCGGCTGCGCATGACCGCGCACTCCACCTACGCCGACTCGGTGACCTCGGTGGCGAAGTACAACTTCACTGGCCGCCGGGTGCAGGTAAAGACACCCACTGTGCCCACCGCCACGGCCGGAGAAATGCTGGTGCGGGTCTACACCGATGCCAACAACTGGCTTTCCATCGGCAAGTCCGGCGCCAACCTGCTGATGCGGATCCGCCTGGCCGGGGTCAACAACGACACGACCCTCGCCTACGACGCCACCAACCACGTGTGGCTGCGGATCCGCGAATCTGCACCAGGCACCATCGTGTGGGAAACCAGCGCCGATGGCGCCTCATGGACGGTGCGGCGCACCGCCAGCGCAGGCCTGCCGGCCTACACGAGCACCAACATGGTGCTCATCGCGGGGCACACCTCCGCGGGCAGCACCGATGACCAGATCGTCGAGTTCGATGACTTCACCTTGATCTGATGGCCACCACGATCCCCACCCTGCCAACGGCGCCGGCCGTTAACTCTTTCGCGGCGCGCATCTTCGCCCGCCTGCCGGAGGCTTACCGGGTTGCTGATGCCAATCTTGGTTACCCGTTCCTGCTCTACATAGATGCCGTCACCTACCAGTTGGGGCAGATCCAAGACACCGTTGCCGGCATCCGAGGCAAGCGGCCTATCGGCCCGTCTGATCCGGAGCCGTGGTCACTGCACCCCTCGGAGGTGGACGCCTATCGGGATAACCGGCAAAACGTTCTGTCCACGTTGGGGGATCCGACCACAGCGGACCCGGCGTGGCTGCCGTGGCTAGTGCAGATGGTGGGCGGCGTGCTCGATCCCACCGCGAGCGTGCAAGAGCAGCGCGACACAATCCGCTACGCCACCTCCGGGTGGGAGGCCGGGTCGGTGCAGTCCATCGAGTACGCGGCCCGCACGGCGTTGACCGGCTCGCAGTACGCGCTGGTGCTGCCCCACGTGCTGCCGGATGGCACGGTGGGCACCCCGTGGGATGTCACGATCTTCACCCGCACATCGGAAACCCCGGACCCGTCAGCGGTGATCGCTGCGGTGCTGCGTAAGCGGGTCAAGCCGGCGGGCGTGGTGCTGCATCAGGGTTTCGTCGAGGCCCCCTGGGATGTCATCGAGGCGCAGCGCCCCATCTGGGATCTGTGGGAGTCCGATTCGCAGGGCGCCGTGTCGTGGGATCGGTTCGCCGAAACCGGGTTGTCGTACGCCTCGGTGCCGGGCAATCTGGTGCCGAATGCCTCATTCGAGGCCGATACGTCCAGCTGGACAGCCGGCGCGAACACAACGAAGTCGTGGCTGGCTGGCGGGGTGGATGGGCTCGGGCAGTGTGTGCTCACGGCCACCGCGGCGGGGCAGGTCAATCTCACCTCTTCGACGTTCGCGGTCACCGCGGCGCACGACTACCGGGCGGCGTGTTCGGTGAAGCCGTCGACGGGCACGCGCACAGGCCGCCTGATCTACACCTGGTCGACGGGTGCGACGAACACTGCACCGGATTTCACCGCGACGGCGGGTGTGTGGACTCGGGTGCCGATGGCGAAGTTCACTGCGCCGACGGGTGCGACGACGCTGAAGGTGGCTATTCAGGTCGATGGGTTGGGTGTGGGCGAGACGTACATCGTGGATGCGTTCGACGCTCGCGAATACCACGGCTAGTAGCCTGCTCCGGCGAGCGGGCCGCCGGAGTCAAGGCCATCCCCCCGACACCGACACCACCAGTGGTTAAGGGCTTGTGTTCGGCCGGAGTAACGCCGGGGGGCTTCCTGCCGGCTGCCACGAACACCCCTGCTCCGCACACCTCGGTGTGGCGCTCATGCGCCGAGGCTGCGGCCCGCTCGCGCGTGTCGCGCACTGCCTGATCTCCACACACTGTCACGATCACGCCCGTGGCCATTACTCGCACGACTCGCGTTGGCTTGGAGCAGTGGTCCAGCGGGCAGGACTCGCCGAGCCGCATCGGGTTCAACACCGACTTCGCGAATCTGGAATCCAGGGTTGCGCTGGATCAGCGCACACCGGGGGCGGCGCTGCCAGCATCCGGGCTGGTCACGGCGGAATACTTTGAGCGCACCCTCGATCTGGGCGGGGGCGCGACCGGCTATCACCTGTACCGCACGGACCCTGGCGCGACGTGGCGGGCGCAGAACTGGGTTCCGGAACGACTAATCGTCCGGCCGCCGGACACATCCCCCTCGGTGACCGCTGAGGCGTTCCGGGTGGAGCACACGAGCGTGGCTAACGGGCCGAGCTTGTCGACCTCCTGGGATGGCGGGATGACGCTGCGCAAGCAACTCATCCTCGGCGGCACCGCAGACGGGACTATCGGCCGACTTTCGGTCGG